TGGAAATGAAAAAGAGTAAGGGTCGCAAGACCCATACTCACTCCAATAAAAAGGGTGAGACTAGTAGTTCGCCTAAGCGCAAGTTTCGATCTATTGATCCGAGTTTCACACTTGGGTGCCTTAGATGGCTTGCTCGATGCGAGCAAAAGTTCGTATCTGGCGAACAGTGGTTTTATCTTGATAGATATGCGAAAATTCTTGAAGGTATCACGCAATCTAGAGGGAAAGATGAAGCGATCAGAATAGCGAAAGCTGTTCGACTCTTCATTTTCCGTATAATTGCGGACGAATTCAAGGACGCAAGTCTTGAACAGATCTTGTCTACCATAGACTTACCGAGGGAGTATAAGAAGATGTTATTAGAACTTAATGATAATCATGACGATTTGGATTATATCCGACTCATCTTGACCATCTTTTATGTTACTAGATATCTTAATACGCCTCCAAAGGTCCAGCTATCTACAATCGAAGAAGCATATAAAGGGAGTTCAGATATCACATCTGAATCCTTTGAACGCTTTATTGATTCGAAGGCTAGGTCTTTTTGGCGAATACTTCTCAAGAAAAGGACTTGGGAACCAAAACCTCATCACGCGTTAGAATTTAAGTCTTTTCATCTGACTACAAAATCAGGGCCTAACGGCCATGCACTTTGGAAGTCATTAGATGACTTTAGAGTATTACCTGAATCGTTGAAAAACGATTTAGTTATACTTGGAGGACCAAAATTCGAAAGGTGTGTAAGGTCTCTGAATTCTTGCCTTGACCTCATACAACCAATTTTTGATAAGATGAACCTGGATATTAGTACTAAACGAAATGCAAAGATAGAGGAATTAAAAAAGAATCTTAAAAAGGGAAAAAAGCGTAAGCTTAATTCTTTAATAAGATCTTTAAGAACTCCAAAGTCTTTGACAAAGTATGTTAGGAAAATAACTGGGTTGTCAGATCAAGAAGGGAAGACCCGAACGGTTGCCATTTTCGATTATTTTTCGCAAACAGTCTTACGACCATTGCATAATTATCTTTTTGGTATACTGAAGAGTATTCCACAGGATTGTACGTTTGATCAAGGATCCTTTATGAATAAATTAAGAACAAATGGATTTAGTGCCAGTACGGACCTTTCGGCCTTTACTGATCGCTTTCCGATTGTTTTTAATCATTCTTTGATTCGTACTCGATTTGGTAGGAAATATGCAGATGCATGGAAAAACACAATGGTTGGTTATCCATTTGCTCTCAAAGAGATACGTGATGATATCACGTATGCCGTTGGGAACCCAATGGGTGCATACTCATCGTGGAATTCTACTGCTCTTGCACATCATTTTTTGATCTACTTAGCTTGTGACGAATTAGGTGTTGATTTCTCAACTTCTTGTTATGTTCTTCTAGGCGATGACCTTGCTATTCAAGATGAAAATCTTAATAACAAG